GTTAAAAGGCTGACCACTAATAGTTTGCAACCCCATACCCTCATAATCAAATAGTTATACATTTTGTTTTATATTGTTTATTTCCCTGTCTAAATAGAACCTGGCTTTTTCCAAGTCCTGTAGTTTATTATCCTTTTTGCCTGCTCTTAAAACATATTTTATAACATTGCCTAAACAAAAACCAATATCATAATGTTCAATTACTTTAATAGCCTCATAAGGATTATCCTTGCCACCATAATGATGTGGGTGGTTTACTGTATCCATTGCTTACTTTCTTTACTTGTTTTAATATTGTGACAGCTCTCACATAAACCCTGCAGATTATCAATGTTCCACTTATCACCACCTAATCTAACCGATTGAATATGATCAGCAACCTTAGCCAGTGTAACCAATCCATTGTTATTACAATGTACGCACAATGGATTGGATGTTAGCACAGCCTTGCGTAATGTACGCCACCTATTTGAATGATAGAATGTATCATTGTTACCTGACCATTGACCGCTAATGTTCTTAGCTATGTTATACAGCGCTGGCTTAGATGTTGGTTTAATTGGCATTATCCTAAGTATATAGACTTATTACCTATTATATTGCTTCTATCTACTACAACTAATCCACCATCCATTATAAGTTCATTGAAGTAACTCCTACTGAATTGTAGTTGACTATTCATTGCACGTTGGTTATAACAGTTAGCCTTCACATAGTTAGCATTGTACTCTACTATATGATAATAGTATTTAGTTTTTGTATCTTGTATTGATTGACCTATCATAGTTACAAATGTTATTGATTTAATTTATATGTAATTAACATCGTATCAACATAATGTTATTGACTAATCTCTGATACTTATCAATTACAGCCTTATCATAGCTTAATAGATTATCAATAGTTTTAATAGCGCTAATCACAGTTGTATGGTCTTTACCTAACTCTGACACATAACCTTTACGCTTACTGTAGTAATTCAATCCAATATCTTTTAGCCCTAATGTAGTATGTTGTTTAATAAGCTTCATACTCATTTGGCGTGCTTCACATTGAACCCTCATTCTACTTGATGCAGTTAGTGTTTCAACTGTTATATTATATTCATCAGCGCATAGTTTAATAATAAACTCAGCTATTTCAGCATCAGTATTAACTTCTTTATTTTTACAATACAATGTAACTAATTCATTTGTACATTCTTTTATTTCCTGTTCAGCCTTAAATAAAATGCTGGCTATTATTTCGTTTGTTGTCATAATTATAATTTTTTAAATTCTACTTCTATTTTATCTAACATTTCCATTACCATATCTTCAACTTTACTAACATCAATATTAGCTTTCTTTAGTGATTTATCAGTTTTACGTATAAAATCTTGATTTGCTTTACTTAGCCTTTCCATTACTGCTACTTCACTTGGTATCATTAACTTTTTAAGTCCTGTAATACCATCTAAGTATTCTTGTTGGTGCTTAGCTATCACATAGCACATAACACCCATTTCGCTTAAACTTTGTTCTAATTGTTCTTTTATGTTCATATGTTTTTTGTCTTGTTTTTATGTTAATAAACTGGACATTCCAATTTTAATATATTGCTCCTTTGTCGTTATGCAAGCATATTGCTATTTTATTTAATTTTCGCAACTGATCAATTCTATATCGTTGCATTGGCTTAAGAGTATCACCACCTTCTTTACATTCAATCCAAGTATCAACTTCACCTAATTTCATACAAAGTAAGTCAGGATAACCATTATCTGATAGTTTAATAATGTTCAAAACTGTCCATCCATTGCTTTCATAATGCTTAATTACTTTTGATTGGAATTTACTTGCCATAGTATTTATTAAATGTTGATAGTGTAAAATTTTTTTTAGCCATTACTTGTTTATGTATGTGATGTTCAATGCCACCTTTAGCAAATATCCAAAACACTTCATTACTTAATCGATCCATTGTAGTTAGTCTATCCCTGCTTTGCCAATAACTAACTGCGCTAAAATCAATGTTGTAATAAACAATATACTTCGCTGCACTTAAATTTATTCCTTCACGCCCACTAACAATTTGCAATGTAATTGATTTATTTGTTGTGTTAAACTCATTTAAATCAGTTGTAACAAAATCACCTAACACATCCAAAATAACATTTAACTCTTCTTTAAATTTATAAAATATTGCTATTTTTGTGGTCGCAAATTGCGACTTGATAAACAATGCTTTAGACTTATCCAATACCATACTATTACCGCTTTCAAACTTCACTGTACCTGAATACATTTGATGCAATTTGCTCATCATTTTAGCTCCAGTATCAGCAATAACAACTTCAGTTTTACCTTCAATAATATTATCTTTCTTTAGCTTTGCAATCAAATCGTAAGTGCTTTCACTCATTTGAACAGTTAATATTTTCTCAATTACTTCAGATGTAAACCCTGCTTGCTTTTGAGTATAAGTAATCATATATTGTTCAATTGCTGCTTGGATCAATCCACCTTTAGCATTAGAATAATCTTGAACTATTGCATACCCTAAATACTTTTGACCAATATTAACATAGTGTAAGGCCCATTGGTAAAAGTTCTTATATTGTTTGAATGGCGAATAGTTACTTATCCAAAATTGGTGAAATACTTGGCTATATGATTCAGGATTCATAGTTCCACTTAATGCAATGATAGGCAAATGTCCAAAAGTTTTCTTAAAGTAAACTGTTCCTTTGGATGGTTTTGGAAATGCACCATATTTATGGTGTTCATCTGATATAATCAAATCAAAATTACCTGTAATTTTATGTAAACTTTCAGTATTTATAACCGATAAATTAAAATCAAACCCAAATTCAACATAATCACTTTCAATTGATTTAATTGCTTTCTTTTTAGTAATAAATAAAACATTTTTAGCGCCATATAACTTAGCTGTATTCAATGCAATTGCTGTTTTACCTACTCTTACCTCAAGTGCTAAATAAACAAAGCCTAAACGCTTTAAAATAGCATTCGCATCATTACTTAACTTTAACTGGTAATCTCTTAACTGTTTCATATATCTATTTTAATTGGATTCTCAAATGATCCTTTAGGCATTGTAAATTCAATCCAATATACATTATTGGTTTTACCTTCAATTACTTTATAATTATGGTAATCAGCATAAATCTTAAGCCATTTAGTTAATGTATTTTTTCTTAACCATTTTGAGAAATCTGAATAATCACGTACTAATAAATTATAAATTTCATCTTTTGGTAATCTTGTATTTAATGGTAATGTTTCTAAACTTGCCCAATCAATAAATTCTTTTTTAGTTTCATTGATTAATTTTTTAAGCTCCAAATTAACAAAACTATTTTTTACTAATCCATTCTTTAAATAAAATTGGCAGCATTGAATCATATAATTGTCAAATCTTGACCATTCAATATCATTCCAATCATCAAAAAACATATGATCCCATTCATCCAATGGTGTATATTTACTATTAAAATAGCCACTTAATTCAACTTCAAATTTCCTGCGCTCAAATGACCCACCAACACCACCAATAGTATAATTAGTTGTTATTAATATTTTAGGGCTTTTATTTATTGGAAGTTTTATTGCATCCTGGCCTTTATACTCTAAAGTTAATCCTTCCGTAATTAAACTAAATAATGATTCAAAACTAAAGTTCTTTTTAACATCATCAAACACCAGTAGCTGAGTATCCGTTCCAACTGTTTGATAAGGAAATGATTTGGTAAATTCAAATGTTTTTCCATCAATAGAAGCAACTTTTTTCATTTTACCAAGTGCATTACAAAATAAACCTTTACCGCTTCCACCATTTGGATTGTCGCTTATAGTTTCATCATTAAATATTACAGCTCTATTATTTGCGCTTGTTTTATACGAATGTAACAAATAACCTATAACTGATTTAAGTGTGTTATAACGTGTTACATCTTGGCCCGAAATAAGCCAAATAAACTTTCTAAATTCGCTCTCGTGGTGATCAGTTTCAACATAATCACGTGCTATTACTTGTTTTTTCCAAACGTAATCCTTAACATTCAAATAATCAATTTGTTCAATACTATCTTTGGTAATCCTTAATACTTTATTTTGAAAGTAAATAAAACAACTATCAACGGTATCTTCTTTTAAATTTATATTTGCACTTTCTAAGCAAGATAAATATTCAGATGTAAAATTTTTAGTTGTGCTTACCATCATATCATATGGCTGAAATCCAATATCAGTTCTTTTAAGCAAATAGGTTAAAACGTAATCCTTTATTCTTTTTTCGTTTGTTTCCTCAATTAATCCTTGATGTTTTCTTATAAAAGTATAAGTATTAGTATCAGTTGGAAAGTATTTATAAAAATTATTATCTTCAAGCCAAAATTTATATTTATGCGGGCTTACTATACATTTACCTTTTTCATCATATTCCCAAAAGTTATCATTTATATTATTTTGTTTAATTGTTAATATACAAGTTTCTATTTCTACTGGTGTAAAATTTGGATAAAGCTTTATAATATCATTATTCTTTGCACCTGATATAACTTGCTTTTCAATCTTTTGTTTTGCAGCTCTATCATCAAATTGTTTAGTATTAAATTCAGATGTGTGCTTATAGGCTGAATCAATCAACTGCTGTACTTCTTTATCCTTATCAATACTAACCATTGATTTTAAAACGTGTTCGCATTCGCTTTTTGGTATTCCAAATGTATTAAACGCTTTAGCTAAAATATGCAGGTTATTATTTATATTACCTTTTACTAAGCCATATTTTTTCTCCCACCATTTTAGTAATTTTTCAATTATTATTCTTTCAGATTTAATTGGAATAGTTACTTGATTAGTTTCAATTTCATTGTACTCTGGTAATTCTATAAACTCCCAAATCATTGAATCATTATTTTGAAACAAATTAGGATCATAACTTTCAAAACAAAACCTATCTATATTAGAACCTGATACATCCCAATGTGGACTATTAAAATGCTTTTGTAATGCGTTAAAATATTGCTTGTGTTCGCCTTCAATTGGAATCTTAACTAAAACTTTAACACCTTTGCCACTTGGACTAATCCAGGCTGCAAAAATATAAGCATCTTCTTTTAGTGATTCTTTAAAATCAATTGCTTTTTGTTCGGTTTCAAATTCATCAAAATCAAGTATTATTAACCCTGACTTTTTTTCTAATCCTTTTATTGATCGCTTTATAAAAGTTCCATTAAAACAAACACCACTTAAAAGAGATTTTAAAGGCTTTTGTTCATCCTTTGATAATGTAGCTCTTATTTGTAAATTTAACTCTTTAGAAGTTCCATTTTTAATTCTATCCAATGCAACCTGCACTGGCTTATTGAAAGGATTTGATGTATCCTTAACTGTTTTGTATATTGAAACTATCATATTGTATTTAAACGAAAAAGCCCCAATTAGGTAGAAGCTAAAAGGGACTTAATCTATATTTTAACTGCAAAAGATAAAATGCGATTCATATTAGTTGGCTTCTACTTCAACTAACTTTTCAAAAATATTGTATTGTTTTACATTGCTACTATTTATTTTTAAACTTTCATTATTTAGATTAATTACAAATAATAAACCTTATTTAGAATGATTCTAAATAATTTGGTACATTTAGTATAAACTTAAAATACATTTATACTGCTTTTATACTTAGAATGTACCTGTGATTTTCAGCACTTTAACCCAATTAGGTATAAAAGGTACATTTTATTTTCCATTTTTTTAAAAAAGCATTTTTCAATTATAATTATTTCATTTATGTTAAAGTAAGAAAATATTTTATACCTTTTATACCTATTTTACCTAAACAATCTTAAAACACTTAATATTTGTGTAATACTTGCCATTACTTTCTCTTGATTCAACATCAAAATGAAATGTTTTAACATCGCCCATTACTAATTTAACCAAATACGGCCTTATTTTTTCATTAGCCTGCATTAATACTTTTTTTGGATACTGGCCTTCAGTTTCAATCAAAAAATCTTGATTACTAAATTTTTCAGTTATTTGTTTTACTTCCCAAATTTGAAGGATCTTACCTGTGATTTCCATTTTATTTATAATTGTTTTTCTAATTGTCTTTTTTTCTTAATATCTTTAAATTTACCATATGCTTCTGAAAATGGTTGAGTTTGTCCTAATCCCTTACACCAGTAATCATTTCTTAGCATTACTTTACACATCCTTCTCCAAGATGGAACCCAACATTTAGATTCTAAATCTTCAGGAGCTTCATCAGGAATTACTAAATAACCTCTATCTTGCCATCCTTTTATAAATTTTATAAATCGTTCTCTATAATGTATTTGTGTTTTTTTTGGCATAGTTGATAACAGCAAATTACAAAATGTTTCCCACGTATGGCCTTCAGGCTTTGTTATTTTATTGTAACCAGTCATATTACCATTTTCTTTTATATAAAGAGTTCCGCTATTTACACCATTAACTCGTAATATTAATTTATACCAAGTTTCAGGCTCTAAAATATGATATAACCATAATCCTCTTCTTTGATCATCACCATATGGTTGACATAATCTTTGCTGGCTTATTTTAACTCCTGCCATCATCATTTTATCGTAAACTTTATTATGTGGCAATTCATTATATTTACCGTGAAAAACCCAAATATCTTCAGTTCTCCAATCATAAATAGGATAAATATTAAATAGTTTATTAGATACTTTTGTTGACCATTTCCAATTATTAAACATTAAACCATCTTTTCTAGATGTTATTGCTCTATATCTATGCAAAGATTCATCTGATCTAATACCTATAAAAGCTGCAGTAGTTTTACCTTGTGAATACCATTCGCCAAATATAACCATAAATTCTTCAAACTCCATTTTTGGCTGGTAAAAATCATATTGTGTTAAATCTGATGCAAGTTTTGGCATTGGCCTAACCCAAACTAATTCTTTTTCTTTATCCCAACAACACCATCTAGGCTCATAATTACTAACTGCATTTCTTAATAATAATTCAGCACAAACCCAATGCAATTCAATATAATCTTTATAAATTTCAATCATATGTTCAATATGAGTAATAGTATCGTTATACTGGGCTTCTAAATCAATTATTAATAATCCAACTTTCCTATTTCTTTTTTTTGCTTCAGCCAAAACTAAATGTGACATTACGCTACTATCTTTACCACCTGAAAATGAAATATATATTTTTTCAAAATTATCAAATACTAAAGATACTCTTTCTTTACTTGCCTGAAGCACATTTTTATCATTATATACTTTTGTTGCCATATTAATAAATATTTACTTGTCTACCAATTGATAAAGCTTCCTCTATCGTTAATTCTGATCTATTGTATTTTTTCATCCAAAAGTTTAAAGCATCTAAAGCTATTAGATTTGCTTTATCTTGTTGTTCAGGGCTTAGTAAATTAAATCCGCCACAAAACTTAGATGGTATTTTAGTTGAATAACACATTGCAGCTTGTCCTAACCAAGCAATTCTATTCATTGCTTTATTTGTTAAATAATGCTCACAAGAATTAACCCATTCGTTTATTACACCATTTAAACCTTCTCTAAATCTTTCTTCATTTGATAGATAATTAGCATATTCTTGCTCGCATTGGTCACCAGTCATTCCTTCTTTTTTATTTCCATAAAATCCTGCTTTATGACATTCCCAATTTTCATAAGTATGAAATATTCTTTCAGGATCACTTGTATTTGTAGTTCTATAATGCTCAACTTCTTCATCTGATAAATCATCAGTAAGTATTTCGTAATTAGCAATAGAATCAGAACTTTCCCAAGATTTACTAAAATCATCATCTTTAAAAATATCTTGTAGGCCAGTAATTTGACATAATCTTAATATTTCTTCTTCATCCATTCCAAGCTCTCTAGCAATTCTTTCATTTTTCCAATTTCTATTTTTTAGCTCTAATATAATTTCGCTCATTGCATCAACTTGATGTTTACCCCTAGCTCTATTATGCCTAATTGTAGATGCAATACGATCATTTTTATTGCTTTGTTCTTTTCTAATTATTACAGTTGGAGTATATCCTAAAACTCTTTCTCTAACTATTTTAGATTCTTTACTTACTCTAGTTCTATGAAATCCATCAACCACTTCAATTTTACCATTATTTGGAAAAGTTACAACAGGTTGAGTATATCCATCATTCATAATTGATATTTCCAATAATTCCATTTCAGGTGGAGCTACTTTATTTGGATTGTAATCATTAGCAATAACATCTTCAGCTAAAACCCATTTTACATAATCAACTGGCTCGTTTTTAAAAGGCGATTCATTGTGAATAGCTTCCCTTAATTCATTAATGTAATTAATTTTTTCTGATAAAGTTTTATCAGTTAGCAGTTCTGCTATTTCGTTTTTGATTTTTTCTATTTCCATTTTATTTATATATTGATTTTAAAAAGTTTCTTGCTTCAATTATTCGTGATTTAATAAATTCGTATTTTGCTGAATCCCTAGCAAACTGTTTACTGTGGATTCGTTCAGCTATTGAAATTTCAATAAAATTATTTATAAGCTTATCTGTTTTAGCATCACCGCCTAAGCCTTGTGTATCAATAAGCCTAAAAAATGATTCCTTAGTGTAAACCATATTGGCTATAATTTGCACTTCTTCCCATTCCTCAATTTCACCTGCATAGTTTATTTCTTTAAATATGTTTAAGTCAGGTGCATCTTCCAAAACGTAAATTAATTGGAACATTGGCCTATCATATAACTCCATATAACACTGGCCTTGACATTCATACATTTTATTGTCAGATGTTTTTGAATCGTGGAAAGTAAATAAATCCCAACTGTTTTTGATGTCAATTATACTATCGCCAGTATCAATATCACATTCACCTGTAATAAACTCATTGTAAATACGTGTATCGTTCTTTACATAGTTAGTATCAAATAGGCTGTTATAGGCATTTATTGCTAATCCTTCACAAGCAATACCTTTTTCAGTATATTTACTCGTAAACTCTTTGTACCTACCATAACGCTTCTGCAAATATGTTTTAATTGCAAGTTTCTCACCTGTTGCTCCGAGTCCAGCTTTACCACATAGGCCACCGACTGAGCTGCTTCTAAATATTAAATTATCTATCATATTATCGTATAAATTTAACCCTTACAGCATCCACCATTGAGCCAAATGCAGCTACTTTAGTTACGTACAAAATTAATTCTTTGCCAACCCATTGTTCTATGTATGGAGTTGCTGTTACCTTTGTAATTATTTTCATATTCTCTTTATTTAAAATCATTGGTTTTTTAGCTCCTTTGAAATGCGCCAGGATGCAATTTTTAGTTTCAAGCTTTTTGCCATTAAATAATTCAATATTAACATTTTCTATTTTCTCAATAGTTACTTTAAGTTCCTGATCAGGTTTAAAGTCATAGCTTCCAATATATTTTGGATCGGTTAGCTTTTTCCAGTGTGTTAAATTTTCCATTTTTTTATTTGTTTTTTTGTTTCTTGTAGTTGTTTACTGTAAATAGATATTTTTTCTTTTAGTAATGCTATTTGCTTTAACAATAGCCTTTCATTGTGTTCTAAATCTGATAAATTCATCTAAAATAAATGTTTTAAAACACAATCATAAACAAACTCTCTATTGTAATTAAGTTCTTCTAATTCTGCATCAGTTAATTCAACTCCATCGTATTCTGCTGATTCAATAAAAGCATCGCAAAAGTCCGGATAATCATTGGTGTCTATTCCACCTAATTCTATGTTGGTTATTTTATCTAATTCCATTGGTTTGGTTGGCTAATTAAGTTAAGTGTTGCTGTGATTGAATAAAGCATCCATTGCGCTTGTTTTGTTTTTAGAATGTTGCGTTCATTAATTGCAATGTTTCGCAATCTATTTATTTTGTCGTATCGGTTTCTTAAGGTTTCTATTCTGCTCATAATTCTCTTTTTAATTTTTCTACTAATTCTTTTTGTAATCGCCATTGGTTAGCTGCTTTACCTAACTCTATATATTCTTGTTCATCGCAGTCTGCATTATGAGTAACTCCTAACCACTTCTTGTAATGTTGCCAGTACAGTTCTAATTTGTTTTCTTGTTCTTGTATGTGTTTTAGTTTCATAATTTAAAAAAAGGTATATGTGAATTTTTATCTATTTCTGTTGTTAAAAAATTTATTGCATTTAAATAAATATTTTCATTTATAAAATTATCTTTATTGCAAGGTTCTAATAGCATTACTTTTTTTTCTTTTGTATTACTATTAAATATTTCTATTCTTATATAACTCATTCTTTATAGCCCCCATCGTTATTGTAAATTTCTACTATGTCTTTATTCGTGGCTAAAATCGTTTTAATTTCATTCACATAAGGCAAACTGCATAGCTTTGGTGATTCGCCTAATAACTGCTTAATAATCGTTTGTGATTGCACTTTGAATGTATCTGCTAACTTTCCGATGTATTCTTGTTTTTGTAGTAATTCTTGAACTACTGATTTTTTAAGTCTTACTTTTTGCATTATGATGCTTTCTCCATTAGTATTGTTACTACTTCGTTGAACTTGGTATCAAACTCTTTTTGGTTTGATTCTAATGGTGCTAAACTTAATGCGCTACTGGTATAAGCTATACCAATTGATTCACTACCATTTGCAATACATATTTGTACTGCTTGTTTTTCACTAATTATTTTATAAAAATAAATAGCATTTTTTCTGTACGCAGGTAAATCAAATTCGTGCGTTTCTTGGATTGTTTTTGTGATTGTAATTTCCATTGTTTGATTGTTTAGTCGTGGGTGATTAATAAGATTACGTAAGTCATAAGAAACATAGCTATTACTATCAATGCCCCTAAAATTATTTCTGCGATTTCGTTGTGGTTTTTCATATTGTTTAGTTTGTGTAAAATGACATTTCCATTGAGTGATAGGCTTTTTTAGTTTCTTGTACTACTTCATTAAAATATTCTTCTGCATCATAATAAGTAAGTCTTGTTTGTCCATCTAATTTACATCCAAACTCGCTTAAAACTGCATAGCCTATTTCTAATTTGTAAAGTGTTACTGTTACTAAATGTTCTTTTGAAAACGTATTAGTAAATGTTGTTGATGTGATTTTTTCCATTGTGTTTTTTTTAAATGTATTTATTTATTAATTGATTAAATTGTATTGCTTCGTGTAAACCTTTTAGTATTTTACATTCTTTTGGTTGTTTTGGTATGTAAACTGATTTATTGAAAAAGTCAATATATATATGTACTAAATTCAATTTGTTGTTTTTGTAGTACAATACTTTTGCATTAAAATTACAATCTGTTGTATCTCCAAAATAATTTACTTTATCAATTTGTATATTTTCCATTTTGTTATTGCTTTATTGCCCTACAAAGATAAATATATTTATTACAAAAACTAATACTTTTTTTATTAATTTTATAAGTGTTTGATAATTAACGTATTTATTTTTTTAAAGGGCATAAAAAAACCCAGATAACTTAATATTTGGGCTAATGTTTTATATGCAGTATGTCAGTTTAAACCTTATATTTTGACTATATTATCTATTTTACTTATTTCATATTGGTGCAAAAAGTTTCCAAGTTTATCAACTAATTTCTCATCAAGCCAACTTTCAGAATCTGCATAGAATAACAGGCAATGGATTAACTCGTGGTATAACGTTGCATCAATAATTTCCTGCTTATAATCTACCCAAACTTTTTTTGATTTAAATTTATTAGCTATTATTATCTTATTCTCAAAAGGTATGAATTGCCCGTAGCACTTATTCTTATGGCAGTATTCGTTGTCTATAATTACTTCAATTGTTTGACCTAATATTTGAAAGCTACTTATCATTACAAGTCCATTAATTCGTTTATCGCAGTAGTTCCGTTGATTACAACACCACAACCGATAGCAGGTTTCTTTCCGTATTTCGCATAGCTAAAAGCAATATGCTTGTGATTAATACCACAACCTACCTGCATTCCAAATACTTTAAAATTAGCACCTACAAACCACTCTGCATATGCTTGTGTATGTAAATGACCACTTACAGTTGACATCATATCGGATTTGCATTTAACCTTTGCTGTGCCACCTTCTCCGTGTAAATACTGTACACCATCAATTACGTGCCTATCTACAAAATTCCAAGTAGGAACTTCTAAAACATCTTTGTAATCACGAATCCATTTTGAACTTATGCCACCAGTTTGTGCTTTACGCATTATTAGCCTATCGTGGTTACCAATTATAACAGTTGCGTTTGGAAAGTAATCGTGCCACTTTTTTAGTTTGCTAATTGCAAACCCTAATTCATCACCGCCACCAATTGAATCAGGTATTGTTTCGTGGTAACTTGCAAAATGATTATCTACTATATCGCCAATAAATACTACATCCGTACATTTGTATTTAGTATAAATATCTTTACAAAAATCAAAATATCCTTCTAAACAAAAAGGTTCGTGCAAATCACCAATAACTAACACTCTTTTCTGATTATTTTCAATTCTTGTTTTCTTGATATTATCGTACTCTTCTTGTGTTATTCGTGGTCTCATTTTCATTATTTCATTCCAAATAAGTTCTTAATGTAATCTAAAGTTTCATCGGGCTGTGTAATATCTTTAACCTCAATGAAATTAAGCCTATCATTGATTTGTTGTTTGGCTTCTTGTACGGTTCTTGCACGTACTATGGTGTACATTTTACGACCATTAAACTCGTAAGCAATCTTGTATTCTTTCATTTGATTGTTATTTAAGACATTTATGAACTTTTTGTTTGTTATATCATACCTTGTCGGGTATAATGCTTTCTGACAGCTCTAAAATATGGTTATCAATCACAACTTCAGGAAACGTAATACCAACTAATAATGATTTAAAAGCAGTAAAGAAATCTTCAATTCCTGAATCATCACTCAACTCAATTGTGTGCTTCATTCCGAATGCAGTTGCACTAATTATTATTTTATCCATTATTTAATATATTACGAATGTAGCCAACTATAAATAGAATCAAAACTATTAAAGGTAATATATACCAATAATCAGCACCGAGTTGTTTATACCAACTTAATTTTGGGCAGTTTACCGGTATTTCAATCAATACTTTTTTCTCGTAGTAAACTGTATCGCCTTTGCATTTGCCTTCAATATAAACTTTGCCAAATTTCTTTACATAAACAATTTCTAATTTATCTTTAAAAATATAAACCGAATCCACAGTATCATTGAATACAGTATCAACTTGAATAGAATCAACTATGATAGTATCGTGTATAGTTACCATTACACTGGCTGTATCTTTTGAGCAAAACTTATCTATTGCTTGTTGCTTGGTGTAACAACTACAAATTAAGCAGTATAGTATAGCTATTATGATTGAATATATTGATTTCATTTGCGTGTTTTGTTATTAGTTTGTGTTGTGCGTTTATCTATTAGTTTCTGCTTGTATTTAGCTTCTATTATAGCCACTATTTTTGCTCTTTCAAGTTCTACACTATCTAAAGTATTCAAAACTAGTTTGGTTTTTCCTATGTCCATTTAATTTATTAACTAGTGTTTGCTTTTTTAAATTATTTGATTCAGCACAATCTTTAGCTGAAACCCATATTTTATTTGTAATTGTGCAAATAACTTTTCTTTGATTATATACACCATTTAATTGTAATGTATTTTTATGTTTATTTATAGTTTCTTGACTTCTTTTTATACCTTTTTGCGATGGTGGTATTATTTTTTGTTCTTTTTTAATATCTGATAATAATTTTCTAGTTTTAATTGATGGATTAGATATTCCCTCTCCGCCATTTGTCATATTAACCAATTCCCCTAATTCTAAATCTTGTCTACCATAAAGTAAAATAAAAAAAATTTCTAATTCACAAGCACATTTTTTAGTTATATCCGTTGCAATTATTTCAACTGCATAACTTGTTTTATTAATTATATTATTCCAAAATTTACTTCTATTGCTTTTAACATATGCTCTTTTTTTGTTTGAACCAATACCGATATAAAATATTTTATTAGTGTCTAATCTCCTATGTGCATATACTATCATTTTTTAAAATATAAATCAGATTCAAATTGTCTTCTTTTAATTAATCCATTCATTTTTTTACCATTAGCAAGTGTCCATTTCGCAAACTCTAATCCTATCGTAATATCATTTGGATTTGCATTTACTTTTTTTAGCAATGTACTTGATTTTAAATTAGCATTTCCACAGTTATAAGCAAAGTCAGTTAATGCATCAAATTGGTTTTGGTTTATGTCATCACGACAATAAGAATCTACTGCTTGTTCGTATTGTTTTAAAGTATCTTTTAATAACTCAACTGCTTGTAATTCGGTTATTGGGTTATCTTTTAAAGTAACTTTTAAGCCATTGGCATAACGAGTGCTACCATAGCCAATCGTTGCAACATTTGCTGGACATAAATAAGGTATTTTACTAAAGCCTTCAAACTTTTTAATTAATTCAATTAGGTTATTACTTGCTTTCGTTATTTTCATTTGATTTAATTTTAGTCAAATAACCACCTATTCCAATCAATGCACTTAAAATTAATTTAGGGTACTCTTTTTCAAAAACAAATACAGTCCAATCAATAGTTATCCAAGCAGTAGAAATAGCTACTATAAACCCCATTAAAGTGCTTAATTTTGATTGCCAATTTTGTCTAATCTTGTTCATACCAATTCTTGCAAATTTTAGCTATTGAAAGTATTGAAAATATAAGTGCTGCTGCTCCTGCTAATACTTGAATTAAAGGAAGTACAGATATTGCAATTGCAGTTAATACACCTGCCCAAGCAAATCCGTTGTCAATTAGTAATAAAATGTTTTTGTTCATTACGGATTAACTATCGGTAAAACTATCTCATCATATTGCACCATTGCCAAGATTTCGGATTCAGTAAATAAACTTGCTACATCAGTATTAACCACAAGCCAGTTTTTATTTTCAATATCAACTATTGGGTTTGCATAGTCATCAGTGGCTTCATCGTTTGGTAAGCCTAAAAGAACACAGCATTTTGTGTCTAATAACTTAAATTCAGCAAGTGTAGCGCATTTGTAAAAACGTGGGTATATAATATATTCTTCCATTAGAATGCGTTGTTATTAAGTGAACGAATTAGGTTGTAAGTTGCTGTTCTTGTTGTTGCGTCAACTACTGACGCTGTTTTTAGGAATGTACTAATTATACAATTTGCATAAACTGCTCCACCTGAAAATAATGATAGACCTGCTGTTGGTGTTACTGCTGTTAAATTACCCGTAACTTCAGCTGTATTGTTTGTATGCACCTTTCCTGCTACTGCAAAATCAACATCATACAAATCCATTCTATTATTAAAACTTGCAGAATTTACAATAGCATTACCAAGATTATAAGTCTTCATTCCACTTCCATTGTTGTATTGCAAATGGTTTAATGAAACACCTGACATTGTGTAGTATTTATTAACAAGTGCAAATTGATTTAATGCTAAAAATTGTGTTATATATTGATTAGCTTGGTACGTACTACTTAAAGTATCATCCACACCATCACCTTGCGCAATCGTTCTATTTACCAATACACCTTTATAACCTGTTGCTGCAGTTCCTGTGTTAATTGTCCAAACTTCACCTGTGCTACTTGTCCATTGTGTTTGACTTGTACTTGCGTTGTATGTTGCAGGATTGAAAATTATAGTTGGTGTTGCATTACTTGTTAATGGTGTTGCACTAATTGTATTTGATGCTGTGCAAACCCCTATTTTACCGATGTATAAATTTGCTGCACTATTTGCTCCAACTTGAATACTTCCACTTCCATTCCCTAATCTTGCACTTACAACTGTATGTGTACTTAGTTGTGTCCAAGTAGTTCCATTTGTTGAACTATAAAATATAATTGTTGCATTAACTCCATTACTATCATAAGATGCTTTAATATATCCTACGTAATTAGCTATATTACCAACTCCAACTGAACTAATTTGATAGCCACTAAAACTTGTATTGTAAAAAAATCCAATTGTTCCTGTTGTTGCATTACTCCATTCTAAACCAAAAACACGACCTTCCAAACTTAACGAATCTTGGCTAAATATAGTTCTTGAAGAAGTTGCATTTCCCCCTAAAATTTGTGCTGTAATTTCTAATTTTGTAGATGCTACACTTGATAAACTTGGTGTGCTTACATAATTCCCACTAACCCCACTACCCCACCAATAATTATCCGTACTCGCTCCATTATGGCTTAATAACAATGGCTGACTTGCTGCCGTTGCTTGTACCGCATCACCTGCTACTGTTAAACTATATAATATCGCTGCTGCTTGTCCTGCTGTTGCTCCCGTTCCACTACCTAATTTATAGCCTATCCAATGTGCATCGTAACACACTGGCACGTTAGTAAGTGAACCATAGATAGTCTTTAAACCCTTTACAAAGAAGTTTAATCGTGTTAAGTTACTTACTCCACCATCTGCTATTATTCGGTTATAGATAGTAGCTGCATCAGCATCAATACCAGCTCCAAATACATCTAATCCTATTCCTATTCTTATACTCATTATTTTGCAATATTATTTTAATTATTATACTTGTTTGTAACTAGCTATCAATCTTTATAAAATGGCTACCATTATCCCTATGCATCTTAAACATAATCAAACTGTTTGTTCCTATTTCCTCGCTTGGTGTAAATGTATCAAATACTATTGAAGTTGATCCTGCAGCAGTATTGCCATTAGCAACCAAATTAAAGCTTGTTCCTGTTGATATGTTTATAATAACAAATTTATCATTATTATCTAAATCGTATAAGCTACTAGAACAAGTCAATGTAGTTATTGCAGTTCCACTCGTTAATGGAATTGTAATCTTTGAAATTAATGGTAAATAAGGTAAAAATAAACCTATAAAATCATTTGTGTATCTATTATTATTCGCTGCTATACCATTAGCATTCATAATAGAATTATTAGTGTATTTATTCTCATTTATTAAAGCTGCAACTTGCTCTTCAAGTTTACTTATACGTTGTGCATCTGTCATATTCTATCCTATTAAAACTGTATCTTGCCAATCACCAGTAGCCTCATTTACAACTGTTGTTATATTTGTTTCATCGTATTGTAATTCCCACCATTCGCCATTCCATTGATTCATACCAGCATTATACGTACATTGTTTCAAATGCCACTGCTTACTATCATAGGTCAATAATTGATGTGGGTAGTAATTGCCTTTTATAGTTGCTGTAATTATTTCCTTTACTGCTCTATTTTGCGCAAGTGCATTTAATACAACAAGCTCTAAAATATTATATGTTGATCCTGCTGAAGTACCAACAATCCAATCATTAGTTACAGGATTAGTTCCGTAATTAACATACATTGTTCCTTTATTTTTACTTTGTTGCGTATCATACAAATACATTTTTTCTATTTGTTTTTCAGTTGGATCAAATGGCTTAGGGCTTATAGTTGCTCTATAAGTTGTTTTTTCATTTTCATCAGTTCCATTTTCCAAAAACTTGCAATCTACATTACCAGTAAAGAATGTTTCAACTGCACTTGTAGTATGGTAATCAGTACCTGCTATATCAACAAATCCTTCCATTCTAATAAATGCTTCAATATAAATTTCATTAAAATCATAATTAGGCATTGCTGATGTAACTAATGTTGAATCCATTTGGCCATTATAATATCCAATAGCAAAAAAATATGTTTCAAATGATACAAAGCCAGTAGTTAATGTTGTACTCCAAAATAAATTAGTTCCATTATCATTTAAATACCAATAAACACCTGCAACTGTTTTTATTCTAACCTTTATAATTTGTGCAATAAAATCAGTTTTAGAAACCTTTAAATCAAAATTACCAATTGAAAAAGTTGGAATAGTATCTCTAACTGTTGAATGTGGATTTTTGTTTAATGTTTCAGTGCTTAGATTTATTTTTAATTTGTTGTTATTTCCACCTGCAAACAAGATTCCACTTTTTGTAGAAAACATATGATTAATTGTAAATGGATCTTTTTGATTTATTGGAACAACTAAAGTATCTAAACTTGGCTTTTCAGCAAATACAGTATAATATGGTCTTATTCCTGCATAGCTTCCACCTTCTAATATCTTCAATGGCCCTGAAGTATTATCTACTGCTTTTCTTGGTGAAACTGTTTGAATAGTATTATTATTATTATCAATTCCACGCTGCCAAAACTTGCTAGTAGAATTAGCATAATTACTCATTTGAATAGCCCAAAACTTGCCATTACTTTGAATTAACCTACAACCAAATATTATACAAATAGTTTTTAATACTTCAATGTAATTAATTGTGTTTATAGTTTGATCCTCGTTTAATTCAGTAAAGTTTGAATCGTTTGTTAATATATCGTAAAGTATATCAGTATTTGGCCTGTCTAGTAAAGGTATAGTAGTTTCATACCAATTTATATTGTGAAGGAAATAATATAAAATATCACCTGCAAAATCATCATAAATACCAAGCTTTGTTAATGCTGCATTCATCATTGAGCGCAATGGATATTCAGCTACTACTTTAGGGCTTGCTGTACTTAATAGCTCAAATGGTAATTCATTTAAAAAGGCAAAATCGTTAGCAGTAACTTTAAAAGTCTTGCCACCTTCCAGTGCATCATTATTCCAAGTGCTTTGGTCTTGCACCACATTACCACGCCAATAATTTGTCCAAGTTCCACTTATATACTCTTCTATTATAATGTAATATGTTTGGCTATTTTGCGCAATCATATTTTTTAAAAATGTAAATAATGTTGTATCGTTTCTTGCAGGGCTTTTAAATAACTCAATATTTAAAGTTAATTCACTGCCTATAATTGGGCTGTAATTTTCATCAGCTCCCGAATCATAACGCAATTCAAAAAAGTTAGCATCTAAAATAAAATCCGATACAATAGCACCGCTATAAGTCTTATCAAATATTGATATTCTATATTCAATACCATCAATGCTATAACCGTTTGTTTGATACCTTATAGCTCCCATTATCCAAATCTTAAATTACGATTGTTTTTACTACCACTCTTACCATTTACAAAGTTTATATCATTACCTCTAACATAACCTTCAATAACTAATTTACCGCTATTATTTCCACCAATGTAGTTTGAATTTAAATTTGGATTTGAATTATTACCACCGCCACCGCCACCGCTTGGATTTGGAGTTGACTGTGATTTTCTACCTGCTAATCCACTAACCGCACTTCCTGCTACTATTAACGCTGCTCCCCCTGCTATGTATAAAGCAGCATTATACTGAAGGCCTGGCACTATTTGTAATCCTGCTCCAATTAATAATAATTGCGTTCCTAACTGAACTGCCATAGCTCCCAATGATTTTATTAAGCCAATTCCAAATGCTTCAAATGGATCATTATCGCCACTTAATGCGCCTGCTATTCCTTCGCCTAATCCACTTAATGCGCTAACTATTCCTGGACCTGCAATTGCTTTTACTTGTTCATTTATAAATTTAAGTTTTGTAGTAACTAATTTTGCAGCTTTATCCATATCTGCAGCAATTTTTATTTGATCAATACTAAACCCTAAAGTTAAATCAACTTTTTTCCCTGCGCCAAAATCATACCCACTAGCTCCTAACCCTGGTAACATTGGTGTTTGTAATCTTGCTAACTTTGGTGCTAACTTTGCTTTTTCATCAGCTAATTTATTTGCATCAGCAATTTGTTGAGTTTCCCATTTATTTAAATCAACTAAGTATTTAGCTTCAGCATCTTTAAGCGCTAATTTATCTTTACTTGCTTTGCTTAAATTATCCTTCTCTTTTTTATCAAAATCAGCATTTATTGATTTTATTTTTTCATTATGTATTCTAAGATTATCTTCAATAGCCGAATTTACGATATTATGAGCAAATATTCTTTGACCTCCGTTCTTTTTTTCTTCTGCTAAAACTACTGTTAATTGTGCAATTAATTTAGTTTTATTTTCTTCGTAAATTGCTTGTTCTTGCTGTAATGCAGCTGCTCTTTCACTTAATCCTCTACTACTTATTGACTGCCATATTTTAAATAATTCTAATTGTAAAGCTTGTAACCTAGTGGTTTTTTCAAGTTCGTTTTTCCATTTTTCAGTTGCATCTGAAACGTTATTATAATAAGCAACCATAGCATATACACCAACAGCTAATAATCCTATTACACCTAATGCAATATTCATAGTAACACCCATTGCAGCAATACTTGGAATAACTTGGCTAACTATAACCGCTCGTAATGCTGTAAAACTTGCACCCATTTCTTTAATTTGGGCTAATCCTTGAGTTAATGCTAATGCGCTTTGAACCTTAAGTAGCATTTCTTGTGTTGCTTTACTTTCAGTTCCTAATAACCCCATTGCGCCTGTAACAATACTTGCTGCACCTGCAGCACTTTGTAAAGCACCTGCTACTACTGTAAATTTAGAATCCGCACTAAATGCAGTTATTACAGTATTTATATCACCTATCTTATCTTTTAAATTACCTGCTCTGCTTGCACTGGCAATGGCTTGTGTACTCATTATGCCATACTTTTCAGCCATAGCTTGAGCATCTTGTGTGGCCATTCTTAACTGTTGGCGCATTGTTTGCACCTTATCGCCTAATTTCTCAGTTGCTCCACTTGCTTTTGCTCCACCATCAACAACTGATTGGCCTAATGTAGCCATTCCTTCCTTTGCAGTTTTGGCTGCATTGGCAATATCTTGATTTAATGGATCTAAATTTAATCCAACCCCTAGTGCTAATATGTTACTACTACTTTTTGCCATTTATATATTAGTTGGGAAATGCCCACTAGCATTGTTTAAATCTTCTTTTATATCAATTTCTTTGACCTCAAATAGTTCAAAATATTTATCTATTTCAATTCTTTTTTGGGCTGTTTGGATTTCAGCAAAAGCAAACGCTAATCTTTTATTTAGGTTATTTGTGGTTTGCGTATTCCATAAATCATTATGTTTCCACCCAACACAAGCAAACACAAAATAATCAATTGAAGCTTCACTTAATTTGCTTTCATCCCAACCTAATATACCATACGCAAAAGCTTTGATGTCATCAAAACATAAATCACCACCAATTAAGCTAGTTAGTTGGTGGCTATCTCGTTTGGGCTTACTAAAGTTTGAAGTTTAATAATTTGGTTTTGAAATTCAGCGCCAAATTTATAAAGCTCGTTAATTGATTCTATTTTTTCATCAGCTTCATCTTCATTTATTCCTTCGCTTAACTGCAAGCAACTAGAAACAAATTTCCAATATTTATTCTGATCGTAATCGTTCAATTCAACTACTTCATCATTAGCATATTCTTTTTGAGTTAAAACTGCCTTTTGCATTGTTTCATCTAACTCAGAAAACAATACTTTTTTAGTTTCAAAACAACTTGAAATATAACTTAATAATTCGCTTGAATTTTTAACGTTAAGCAACTGCATTAGTTGCTTAACGTGTTTCATTTTCAATGTCATATTATACAGTTCCGATTGTTACTGCCCCAGTTATTGCAAAAGTTAATGAACAAGTAATCTTATCATCATTTGCGCTTTTTACTGAGCAATCTGAAATGTACAAAGAACCGCTAAACTTAATATCACCTGCTGTTGCACTTAATGAGTAAGTGAAAGCTAATAAAGTTCCTGCATTCCAAGCATCAATTGCATCTTTGAAATAAAAATCTGCAGGCGATCCTGCTGGCTTTGTTTCAAATATTACTTCTGCGCTTGCAGTTCTTTCTTTTAGACCTGGCATAACTTCTTTATTACCTGCACTTGTTTTGCTTGTAATATCAATCATAGCCAATTTTAAACCAAAGTCTTCAGATGTTACTTGGTTTATTAATTTTGTTGCAAGTGTGAATCTTGCATTATTTCCATTTATTGCCATTTCTATATTTATTTAATTTTTTATACGTTGCTTATTGTTTGTACTCCTGTTCCCATAAATGAACAACTGAATGTTTCAGCTTCATCATTTGCACTTTTAATTGTTAAATCCGATATATAACCTTCATAACTTTGTTTAAAATCCAATGCTAAAAAGTCTGAATATAACAAAGTTACTTTTGTTTTTGCTTCTGCTATTGTTTGCAAGTCTAATAAAGTAACTTGACTTCCTTTGTAACTAGTTGCAACTGTGTTCTCTTCAACTTGTGGCCCGAATAAAGTTACTACTGTAGCACTTACTTTGTTTACTGCAGCAAATATTCCACTTGTGGCAGCTAAAGTATAAACTGATTCGTAACTTGTCCAAGTGCTTGATAAAGTAATAGTTGAACTTGTAGTGCTACCAACTGAATCACCAACTTGAATAGTTACTGTTCCACTTCCTTTTAATGATATTGAAAATACTACTGAATCACCAATTGCCAATACACTTGGAGCTGTTGCAAATGTTTGTTTTATTTGTGTTCCTGTTCCGAATGTGTAAGCTTGTGCTAAAATTTGATTGCTTTCGTTTGCAACTTTTGTTCCGCTTACTGATCCTGTTCCTGCTTTAGTCCAAATAGCATTATCAAACGCTTCAGGCCATTGTAATAAGTTAGTTAAACCACTTGTGCAAATTCCTTCCATTGAGCAGCTACCTTCTTTAAGTCCAGGCTGAACTTCTTTGTTACCACTTGAATCCTTTGTAGTAATATCAATCATTGCCATTTTACTAGCAAAATCATTGCTTTTTGTTAATGCTATTCTTTGTCCATTAACATATAATCCTAAATAATTTCCACTTACTGCCATAATTTTATATTTGTATTGTTAAAAAATAATCTTGTTGTAACATATAAACACCATCAACCGCACTATTATCATTGAATATATCACGTTCATCTTCAAATGTAATTCTTTGTACTGTAAATCCTGCAATAGTTCCATTAGCACCATCTAAACTCGTTCTCACCGCATCAGCAATATTCTGAACTGATAATAATGAAGTTGCAAGCATACTTAATTGAAACCTCATTTTGTACCAACCTGAATTACCTTCTTTAGTTTGCAAACTTGGTTTACTTATACTTTCGTAAATAATGTAAGGATAAACATCAGTATCGGCAGCTCGCATTGGTCTAATTCTAGTGCTTACTAAAGCAGTAACACCAGCAGTATTAACCAATTTGTTATATATTACATTACCTGCATTTGATGTACTCATATTCCTTGCTTATTTGCTTGTTCTTTTACTATCTTTTCAGTTCCTTTTTTCAAGTTTTCAATAATACTTGCACCCATTGAATCGTATGTTGGCCTAATAAATGGCTTTGATACCATTGTACCTAAATACTTTCCTGCATATGGCACGTGTTCAGGCTTTCCTTTAAACTTTTGAGTTCCACCGCTTGACCTTGTGAATCCACCTGCTAATAATCCACGTTTCATATAGCGTTCTTTTGTGCCATATTCAACTAAATGTGCGTGGTTTCCGCCTTCAAAAGCTGAACTTTTATTGCTATATTGCGGGCCAACCCAAAAGAAATAATTACTTTTTTTAGATTTAACTACTCCAATACTGGCTTTTAAAGTTCCTTTGTCAACTGCAACCTTGCCAACCATTTCAACTTCAATTTTATTGGCTTCAGTATGCGCCAAATCAGTAAATTGTTTTTCTGAATTAGCAAAAGTCTTATCTAATAATTCAAGAACCTTTTTTTCTGTATCATTAGGTAAAGTTACTTTCATTATCCAATCCTTTCAACACCACTTAACCTTGTTACTGTTCTACGTTGAAATTCAACTGCATCAACTATACCTGTTATTTGATACATTTGGCCTTCAATTCGCATTAACCAACTATTTGTTACACTTAAAGCATCAATGTCACCAAACCTGCAATCTACTGTAGTAGTCGTATTGCTTTGACGTTGCATATCATTAAAAGCTTCATTATTTGCTCTATTATTTACATAGCAAAATATAGTAGCTGTAGCAGTTCCTGAGTATGACTGTGTAACCTCACCACTATTTGAATCAGTAGTAACAGTTGGAGTAAATAGCTCACAAGTCATATCAAATTTACCGCTAATAATATTCACTAGTAATTTACTATAATATTAGTTGCTGTTGTTGCTGTTGCATTTACTCTACGAACCGCCACAGGAAAGAATCCAACAGGAACTGATTTGTAAAGAACCGCAGTTGGTGTACCTTCATAATCATCAAAATGAATTACAGTTAAATCGCCACTAACTCCAACATATAAAGTGCCAGGATTAGTTAAAAATGTCGTATCGCTTGGCGTAACTGTTGCGCCTTGTGTTGCTATTTGCTTAATCATATCGTTCTATTGTATTTATTATTTTCTATATCTAAAAGAGTATAAACACCAAATGGAATTTCACTTAATGTTTGGCTTTGTGCTTGTTGTTTATTTTCGTACAAATGGCCAATAATCAAAAGCATTGCACTTTTATATAATTGTGGAATTAATGCAGCACTTGTGTAACCGCAAACTACCCTAATTTTAAAAGCATTCAATGTATCTTTTATTACAGGAATAGTATCAAGTTTTACTCTACAAGGTGAATTAAGCAAATCAGTTGCATACAATGTGCTACTAATTGTTTGCTCAGTTCCTGTTGAATCCAAATATTTTACACTAGTAATTGATTGCACTGGAGCTTTATTAATCAATATTGTTTTATCCTTGATAGTATCAAAAACAACATCAATTGTTTGTGTCATTAATGGCCGCCAAGTATATCCTTCAACAAATTGCCTAGCTGCTGTAATTAATGCAGTAATAAGCGCATCTTCAACTGAGTTATTAACCCTCAAATGAAGTTTAGCTTCTGCCAATGTCAATGGCTCTGCTGATGGTGCTGTTATTACTACGTATGTTTCCAATTACTTTACTGCTTTTTTAATTGTTTTTACTTCAATTTTTACTGCTTTTTCAATCTTAACCGCAAATCCTAATTCAACTAATTCATTAGCTTGATTCTCGTTAATAGTTGTTGTTTCGCCAATATGATAGCCTAAACCAAATCCTACTGGGCTTTTTATAAATTGTATTTCCATTTTTGAAGCGTGAGGGGGAATTGAACCCCCCTACTTCCAATCACGCTTAATTACTGTTTAAACAGTTGTTGCGTCTAGTATAGCTGCGAATGCTGCTGGTTGTTTAACCGCAACACCTACGTATTGGCTCATAACGATTCTAGTTTTACCACCGATTGCTTGTGAAGCAGGATCAATAACTAAATCTATTCCACCGTATTGACCAACTACTAAATTTTCAAAGTCACCATAGATAATTGCTGAGCAAGTACCTGAAGTTGAACCTTTAGTTAATGTAGAAGGAACATTTGAAGTGCTGTAAGTTTCTTTACCTGCGATTTGCTCAGGCTGACCCATAAAATAATTCATATAAGGCATAATCATTGCACCTGAACCTGAATCAATAACAGTTTGTTTCAATTTAGCTACAACTTTAGGATTAACTAAGAATTTGCCATTCATTCCTGCATTAGCTGTTTCAACAACTTGGATTAATTCAAGAATCTTAGCTAAAGTTGGCGCACCACCATTAGTTCCGATTGCTACTGATCCAATTCCACTAGTTCCTAATAAACCTGTAGGCTGTCCTGATGAACCTGAACCATTAATAGCTGCTGCTTCAATTGCTACTGCAAATGCTTTCAAGAAAGATTGAACAGTGTAGTTTTGAATGCTGAAATTATCTTGTAACAATAATTGCTTAGATAAATCAACATAAGCAGTTAAACGCTTAGGAGTGATAGAACGTGAAGCAGTAGTAGGATCACCTGCAGCTGCATCAGCAACTTCAGTAGCCCAACCTGCAGTAACACCTGCACTGAATCCAGTTAAATCAGTGTTAGCTGCTAAGCCTTCTAATTTAATAGCACCTAATTGAGGTAAAACAGTTTTTGCGTACAAAGCATCAAAGAATCCAACTTTGTCAGTAGCAATAAAATTACCACCTGCAGTAGATGAACCTGCGCTCATAGTTCTGTTTTCAACAGTTAAGAATTTGTTTGATAAGTACAAACCATCGCCCATAGAACCTAAAGCTCTTTTTTCTTTAGCGCTTTCTTGCAACATTTCTTTTTCAAGACCTGTGATTGCGTTTTCATCACCACGTGATAAACTTAATTCGCGTACTAATTTACCGAATGAAAAGTTAGCAATTTCTCTTTTTTCTTTAGAATCACCTTCAACAGTTTTTCTACCTTCAACATTGCTCTTAGCAAATTTCTCTCTTAATTCTGCATCTTTGATTTGTGCATCAAAAGCAGTTACATCAGTTTCAATTGATCTTAAAGTTGTTAATTCAACAGTAGTCAATTCTCTTCCTTCTAATTCAGCTTTAGCAACTAAATCAGAACCTTCGTTTCTTTTAAGCGCTTGTAATTGGCGCAATTCAACACTTGAGTTTTTCATTATTTTGTTTGTTTTTTAGTTTAAATTAAATTTAAATTTTTGTGCTATATAATAGCTTTCATTTATTTGTTTTGTATCTTCTTTTATTATTAGTTCTTTACTTCTTTTTTTGTAAGCCTCAACTTCAGTATCTTCATAAGCAGGATTAACAACTGGCCCAACATCGTATAACTTATCAATTTTTAAAATTGTTCTTAAGCAAGACCCATCAGCAAACTCTTCTACTTTTTGTTCAGCTACAGTAAATGCAAACGAACATCCACGAATATTACCTGCTTTTATGTTTTCAAGTACATCATTGCCCATTGTAGTATTTAATGCTTCAAATTCAAAGTATAAGCCTTTTTCATCTACTGCTAATGTTAATGTGCCTTTACCATCTTTAGTTCTAGCCAATAACATTTCACTTTCGTGGTTAAATAATGCTACAACATCACTCATATCACATTCATCAAATGCGCCACGTGCTATTGTTTCATTATAACCTTCAAACATTTCATACATTGATTCAAATGTTGAAGCATACCCTTTAATCATTCTGCCCTCTTCGCTGATTATTTCAGCAGCTCTATTATTATATCTTCTTTCCATTATTGCTGTGCGCCACCCATTCCAGGCTGGCTATTGGTTAATTGTTGATTTTTTTCTGCTTGTGCTGTCCAAAATGGTATAGCAGTTTCACCTGGCATCATATTGCTTGGCATATAACTACTATTTGCATAATCTTCATCAATTGTATTGATTGCATACATTTTACGTACTTCATTTGGAGTTATTGCGCCACTAGTAAACATTGTTCTAATCTTGCGCTCCATTGCTGCTGAATCACCACGTAAAAGCATATCAGTATCAATATACCCATCATAAATATCACGTTCGTAAACTGCATAAAGTTTTTGATCAGCTTCTTGTTCAAAACGAACAATCCAAGGCATTAAACAATCAGTTACATAATTTATATTAACTTGCTCTAATGCTGAATTATTTGTATCTGATAAATCTTGTAATTTACTTAATGGCATTCTAAACCATCTAGCAATTTCGCCACGCATATAGTTTTCAGTTTCTATGAACTGTGATTTTTGAGGATCATTATTCATTGATTCAAACTTCACACCACTTGGCATTGCCGCAATTCCACCACCAGTATAACTACTCATAAACATTTGAGTATATTGTGCTAACTTCTTTTCATCATTAACACCATCAAATGTAAGGATTCCGCTCATTGCAGCACCGCCACTAAAATAGTTACTTGAATAATTTTGGATTGCTAAAGCGTGACCTAATGTTTCTAATTGATAGCCCAATACTGATTGGCCAACCATTCCATTACCTGGCCCTTTTAAATGAAATATATCTTCACTTGAATAAACATCATCTAAGCCCAATGGAATATAGTTAATTCTATAAAACATTGTTTTGCTTATAGTATCAAATTCAGGGAATACAAAATTAGAATCAATATAGTGCATTTCAGTAGCTAATCCTGCTTTATCTCTAATAATTAGAGCATAGCCATTACCTCTACCAATTGCATCATTTATAATTGAATATTTTAAACCAATAGGAGTTGCATAGTTATTTGGTTTAACCTGTAGTATCTTAGCAACATTTAAAGTTTTAACTCTTGTTTTATTGCCATTCTTTTCAGTTTTAACTACTATATAAGGAAGTTTACTAATATCTTCAGCAATGTTTCTAATACAAGCATAATAAGTAGCTAACTGCTTTGCATTCTTTTCACTTACTTGCTCGCCACTTTTAGCAAATGCACTAAACCAATTCTGCATTGGGAATCCACTAAATGAATTAGCAGGAATAAGCGCAGTTTTGCCTTTAGCCCTAAAGTTTATTTTCGGTAAAAATCTAGTTAATAAATTAGCCATTTATTTTACAAAGGAAATAAAAACAATTGTAACTAATTGTAACTACTTAATACAGCCCAAAATAATAATGCTTTGACCTTTTAAAGCTATTATAGCTTTTAAATCTATTCCTTTTAAACTTTTCTAAATACTCTATTTCTAAAGCAATATAAGTTTCTTCACCATTCTTATAAAATGGAAGTAAATTGTAAAATCTTTGAAAATACTCTGATATATTCATAATTATCTAATTTTCATAAAAAAATATTCTTTCTCTTTTGGATTCGCTGCAATATGTTGCATATAAGCAGCAATGGCCATAATATTACTGACAATTCCATCCACCTTATTATCAGGTTTACTCTTATCTACTTTCATATTGCCACTAGCATCACGTAAAATTAATACGTTTCCTGCCATCCACCTTATAACTTCATTGTTGTTGTGGCTCAATTCTTTACTAATTACTAATCTTTCAAGTTCAGATGTTGGAGCTGCCATACTCATAAAGCCCTGTCTAAATGGATGTAAGCTAATCCCATCATCAGTTAGCTCAGTTACCAGTGTAGTTGCAAAAATAGCATCATAGTTTATAAATTGTATCTTATACTTACTTGCAAGTTCATTAATATCATTCCTTATAATTTGGTGATCTATTACATTACCATCAGTAAACTTTATTAAACCAATCTTATTCCAATTAACATAATTATGGTAGTTTCGTTTGTGGCGTTCCTTAGCAACATCTTGTGGAATCCAAAAGAAATATAATTGTTTAAAATCGGTTTCATCGCCTACAGGTGGGAAGTTTAAAACCAAACTGCTAAAATCTTGGCTTTTACTTAAATCCATTCCACCAAAACATTCTCTCCCTTCTAAAATAGATTCATCAAATGCTTGACCACTGGCAATCCATTTTTCATCAGCAATCCAAGTTGTTGCAGTATCAGTCCAAATGTTTAAATATTTTGTTTTAAAGTTTATTTCCTTACTACCATCATTCTTAGCTGCTACTAATTCAGCATTTAAAAAATCAAGATTAACACTTACATTTAAATTAGGATTAGCTTTAGCCCACGCTTTTGGATCTTGCCAATCATCGTTTTCATCAATAGTAAATATCATTGCAAACAATGTATCATCTTTTAATTTATTGCTCAATACTTCAATGCAATATTTACGCTCTTTAAAACAAGGCCCATCTTTTAAAAATCCTGCAGTAGTAATCGTAAATAACAATGGATTTGTAGTTGCTCCCATTCCCGACTTAACAACATTGTAAACTTCATCTGTTTTATGTGCGTGATATTCATCAACTACTGCAATATAAGGTTTAAGACCATCTAATGTATTTGAATCACTTGATAAAGCTTTCATAATGCCAGTATCAAATCCTTTTTCAATATTTATAAGTTCATACTGCATAACCCTAACTAATTCGCTTAGCCAATCAGTTTGTTTAATCATTTGCTTTGCAGCCTTGTAACATATTGTAGCTTGATCACGTGTTGTAGCACAAGTATAAATTTGCCCATCATCGTGTGTATCTGCAATCAAACCATATAAAGCAATGGCCGCAGCTAATGCAGTTTTGCCATTCTTTCGTGGTACTTCAATGTAACTTGTTTTAAATCTTCTTGTTCCATTGTTATAATACCAACCAAATAAATTAGCTAATAAAAACTTCTGCCATAGTTCTAAAACGAATGGCGTTCCATCCACGTGGTTTAAACTTTCAATAAATCCTATTGCAAAATTAGCTTTTTCGTAATCTAAATAAATATCCGTACGTTTTAAGTCATATAAAAATCTTTGCTGTGATTTATTTATTAACTCACATTGCTCAGTTTTACAATATCTTAAAAGTCCAGATTCTAATTTAGCCATTCTTTGCAAATTCTCTTATTGAATCAAGTTTAGACATTTTTGCTTTTGTTGTTGATTTGATTCTACTTTTAGGAGTTATACCGATTTGCATTGCAGCTTTCATCATTGCGTTAAAACTACTTTGCTTCATTGCGTGCTTTGGATTAGGAATTTCAGTTCCATTACCTGCAATAATTGTTGATCCTTCAACTTGCATATCCAATTCAAACTTAGTGTAATTTCCATACTCAGCGCAATAGGTAATAAATGCAAATTGCTCTTTTGCTTCAACTTTTCCACTTCCTAAAACTTCATTATAAAGCTTTAAATATTCCTCTTTTCCAAACTTATTGTTAATCAATATATTTGGTATTTCTATTTTATTTTTCATAACTGTTTATTAATCAATGACCCTACTCAAATACTGTAAAATGTATATGTTAAAT